CTGGCATCTTGCCGAGTTCGTGCAGCTTGGTGCAGATCATCTTGCTGCCGCCGTCTCCACCGCCGCCGCCGCCGTCGCCGCTAGGCGCAACGTTCTCGCCGTATGCGCCATAACCGCCATCGATGGCGCCGGGAGCCGGTGCGCCGCCAGAGACAGCAGCGTCACTCAGAAGACCGAGATCGGTTCCGATAGCGCCTTGCGGACCAATCGGTCCGCCAACCACAACGCCGGTATCAACTGGTGCGACGTTCTCGCCGTATGCGCCAAAGCCGCCAGTGTCGTAGCCGATAGTCGGTGCAGCAGCCTCCGCAGGCTGGTTCATCGAGCTTTCAAGGTAGCTGCTCAGTGCCTGGTTGACGTTGGCTTGCTCTTGAGGAGACAGCCCCGCCATGCCAAACGGATCGATGCCGCGGGCAATCATTTGCTGTTGCCTCACGAAATCCGGGTTGGTTGCCCGCTGAAGAGCACCCAGCGGCGTCATGCCGAATAGACCCTGCATGGTCTGAGTGATCTTCCCCATCATCGGATTGGCGGCGTAATAGGCGGCCTGTTGTCCCGGGCTTAGGTTGCTCCAGGCGGCATTAGATTCCTCACCACTACCGGGACCCATTTCAAACAGCAACCCACTGGCACCAGGCAGGCGGTTGGGCATCGGAGCCGCCGGCTGGGCATACAGGCTGGCGTCATATCCGCCACTAACGTCTACAGGGGCCGATGTGTAATAAGGCAGCTCTTGCGAGTATTGCGCCATCAGGCGCGAATAGATGTCGTCGTCGCCGGTGTAGTAGGGTAGTCGTGTTGCCATGTCAAAGCTCCTTGCTTGCTATGAACCATCGTGATTCGTAGCCTTCGTCCTTCAAAAAGGTACGTTCCCAGCCTCTGCGGCCAGCAAACTTAGCCCTCGCGCAACCATGTCGTTTTGCCCAAGCCTCGACGTATGGTCGCATGATCTTGAGTTCATCTAGGTCGCCGCCAGCCAAGAAGCAATGAAGCTCTTTCAGTCGCGGATGGACAATGATCTCGGTTATCGCTGCCGCATTGGGCGCGGGCCAGAATTGGAATCTGCCCTCGCGCACACCCTCAGCAATTTCCTCAATTCCGTGGGTCCCTCCAGAGTATTCTAGCGCCGCCTCTAGGTATTTGGCGCATCTTTGGAACTCTTCCTCGTCCATCAACGCTTACCCGCCGCGACTGCCTCCATCCGAGGCACGCCGACCCGCCAATCCTCCAGCACCGCCCCGGTATAACGCACCTTCACTTGGCGGCCAGAAAAGCGCACATCCGTCGGCTGTGAGGCTGTATAAGGCCCGAAGGTGGTCTCGGTATCCATCGGATAGTTGCGCACCTTAAACGAGACCTGGACCTCGCCCAGCGTCTGCTCATCAGGCACCAGCTCGAGGACCGTCATCGTCTGGTCGCCATTGCCCAGCTCAACGGGCCCGGACTCGGCAAACGGCACCGCCGAGTCGTAGGCGTAGCCCACTTCGTGCTCGTAGATGTAACCGTCAGCCGAGACCATTAGCGGGTTGGCAAAGACGCCGCGGTCCGTGCCAGCAGTACGCGCCAGATCGCCAATCGCCCAGTGATTCTCGCGGTAGTTGTACACAACATAAGAATCATTTTCGTTGGAGGCGCCAGACGGATAGAACCACCAGATCTCGCCATACTTGCTGTTATTCACAGCGTAGATCTTGCTCGCCTGCGTGTAGTTGATGTCCTGGAAAACGAAGTCCGCCACATCGCAGGGCAGCGGCTTGACGTATCCGTCATAAATCCAGAAGCCAGAGCGCGACATCCAGATCGCAGCCGTCTCAATGGCCGCCACGGATTGCGAGGAAATCACGCCGCAGGCAGATCCGACCTTCTCAAACGAGAAGACATAGGGTAAACCCACATACGTGGCGGTATGCACATCGACGTCGGTAAAGAGCAAATTCACGCCACGCACGCGCTTGCCGCATTTCAGATCGCCAACGGTGGTCAACTCAAAATCGCCGGCCTGGTTGTCGGCGGCCGGCGTCCAGACAGTATTGTTTTCCTGATCGCACCAGGCCACCTTGCGGGTATTGCCGCCAGATCCCAGGGCCAGAATGAACCGCTCCGAGGTCGTCATAATGGCCTCGTTGCCGGTAGGTGCATTGGTGATTGCGGCAGCCAGCGTAGGCGTAGAAAAGCCAAGCTGCCACTCGTAGATCTTGCCGTCAGAGCTGGAGCAAGCCACCAGATACTCGCCCCAGGTGTCCATGCTCCAGGTGGTGGCTGGTGTAGAAGAACCCGTGTCAGGACGGGCCACACCATAGGCATACGATCCATAAGGGCCATATCCATAGCCGGTTTTGCTCACTCCGTCAGCAGCGCCCGCGGTAAACCCAGTTGGGGTGATGTCCTTGAGAGTGCCCCCCTCGTTCATGGCGTAGAGCTTGGAGTGCGTACCAGCAGCAATCCAACGATTGCCGCTGTTGTCCCGCCAGTTGATAAATCCGCGGCAAGCGCCAGTCATCTGTGAGGTGGAACGCTTGCGCCACCCGCCAACGGGACGCATCGTCCCTTCAAACCAGCGAACCAGGGAAGCGTCATAGTACCGGCCAGCCGACTGATATTCGGTGCCGTTGCGGTACACGCCGGGCGGAATTTGCAGCTTGATGTAAGGCATGGTCAGGCCGATCTGTTGGATACAAACGACACAGTCAGAATGATAGACGGAGTCGCAGGAATTGCGGGAGTCGTGCCGCTGGCAGAGACTGCTGGGAATTGCTCCATTGAAACGCCAGAATCAGAGACCCGCCACATCATTTCAAAATAGTCATTTTCCGCCATCTCGAGATAGAAGTTCATGGCGGCAATCAGTCGGCTTGCCGACCCAGTTGATTTCCGTGCCTTAATACCGAATTGGCTGTTTGACCCCGCCACGTTGGTTCCATTTTTACGGAACCAAATATCTATTTCCTGCACATCGTTGGTGGTGTTCACAAACTGCGCACTAAATTGCACGTTGTAAATGCCAGCTTGAGAAACTTCAATCTTTGATGGCAGGTCGCCGGTGATGGTAGTGGAGCTGACAGTTTGAGACACTGAGACTCGATAAGTGCCAGTGCCGCCCGTCGTGCCGGTGAGCTGCTCCACAATCCGCGTCCCCGCCGTCACGCCAGTGCCAGAAATCTGCATCGACGGGTAAATTGTTCCAGCAGAAATCGCCGAGACCGTTAGCGTCGTGGTGGCAATTGAGCCGGTAAACGTAGCGGTACGTGACACCAACGAAACACCATTGCTGAAGTCCGTGGTGTCAAAACGGAAAAAGTACGCAACAGCCGTTGACCCGTCAGTCTGATCTGTGGAGTCTTGGAAGGCACCATAAGGCGCATTCAGGTACTTGCCACCTCGAGGGCCAAACAAAGCCGCCAAGGAGTTCAGCAGCCTAGTGAAGAAAGTGCGCAGGACGCCATTGGTCTGGTCAACATAACCGCGGTCATAGGCGGCTGGCGCCGATCCAAGATCCGGCGGGGCCGGAGTCTGCACTTGCTGGTTGAGGTTTGTCGCCATGCCTCAGTCCTCCAGCCCAGACAGGAACAGCGCCTTTTCAGCCTCGCGGCGCTTCACCAGACCAGGCAGCACCTTGCCGCCGCCCTTGGTCCAGTCCATGAGGGCCTCTGCCGCACCAGCCCAGTCGCCTCGATTGGCTCTCATGCGAATCTGGCTGCGCTGTAAATTTCCTAGCCCAGCGTTGAATGCAAAAGAGACCAAAGCGTCAAAAGCGCCCTGCTTGCCAACCACGCCGGGCACCAGACGAAGAACACCTCGTTCAAAAGTTCCGACGTCAGTCTCGAATAATTTATTGATCTCGTCTTTCGACCAGACACGATTGTCTCCTTCGGCCAGCGGAAACTCTTTGCGGATCTGCACGCTCTCGCCTTCCTTGCGCATCATCGGCAGACGGATCTGATGCTGATACAGAACATGGCCGTAGCCTATCGTCCAGATATGCGCAGGGCATAGATATGGACGATTCCTGCACCCCTCGTAGCGGTGCATCAGTTCTGCGCCAGCGTGACTGAGTTTCACTTCTTAAACCCGCGAGACCCAAACCAAAACCCAACAATGCCGCCAAGCATTGCCATCTCGTCGTCCGAGAAGATCACGCTAGTAACGCGGATCAGGTCGTCCATGCTCTTGATTAGGTTCGGGTCAGTGAAGGCGTACCAGGTGATTGCGGCGTTGATGGCGATCAGCTCCAGGATAAACAGGTACGTGACCGTGGGGCGCACGGTGCCGATGTAGTTCGCCACCCACTTAGAGGCAGATTTCAGAACTTGCTTGTCGTGATCCAGCGCAGCCTGAGTCATGGCCGCTTCGGTCTGCATGGCGATCTGGTCGCTGCGGATCTCCTCAACCTTGGCCTGGGCAGCAAAGCCAAGCGCAGCTAGCTCCTTCTCGCGCTCCGTCTGAACGCGGGCCAGCTCCAGCTCGTGCTTGTGGTCAGCCTTTGACTGGAAGTAGTCCAGCAACTTAGGCAGACCGCCCAGAAGAATCCCGCCAAGGGTAGAGAGTAAAGAGAGCATCAGATCACCATTGCGTAAACAAGCAGCGCGGCACCGCCCGCACCGACCACCACGCTGCCGTAAAGCAGCGGCATCATCACAGCCAGTATCGCGGCGCTGGACAGGACAATAGCGAGTTGCAGGGCCATGCCTGCATACGAGAACCACGGACTTCTATTCTTGGCGACATCGCGCTCGGCCTCCGCCTTGCGCGCGTTGCCGCTGATTTCTTCCATGTCGGCGCGCTGCTTGGCGGCCTTGTCTTCTTTGCCCGACTCCTCGTAAATCACCGAGCGAATATTTTTGGCCTGATACCAGGCCCAAAGATTGTTCGCCTCAATGGTCTTGCCCAGCACCCGGCTGGAGTTACTTCCGCCAAAGTAGCCATTGACGGCCAGCAGCAGCGCGAAGACAGAGATCGTGATAGCAGCCCAGGCTTTGACGTAAGCTTCGCGCTCCGAGCGGCTTGCGTCTGGTGCTGGTTTTTTAATCATAGTCCGAGCTTCTTGAAGATTGCGTCAAAGATTTTGTCTGCGATCTCTGTTGGCAATGTGATGATGAAATCAAATGCGAAGTTGGCAAATATCAGATAAGCAAGAATCCGCAGGAATTTATCCAGCGCCTTGAATGCGACAGACACCGGATCTTTGTCTTCGTCCATTTCATACTGACGTCAGCATCCTCACAAGCATCCAACCAGCGCCGCTGATTAACACCACGGCGATCACGACACCAACAGCAATTTCTCGGAACTCTTGCTGCTGGCGCTTACGCTTGGCCTCCATCGCCTTCTCATGCTCTGCGTCAGCTCGATCCTGGGCATCCATCTCAGCGACGCGCTGCATGATCGACTGCCAAACGTCCATGTTGTTGGAGCTGAAGAACAAACCTTTGAGCTGGGTTTCAAAGTCTTTTTGCGCCTTGATCGCCATCTCGATCTGCACGGCGGCGCCAAGGTTAGAGCCGCCCTTCTTTTTCGCCTGGCGGGCGGCCTGCACCGCGGTGTGCTTGGCTTCGAAATAGTTGCCAAGCAAGGGACCCAACGAGGCCACATTGTCCGTCGTGCTTGCCGCCATCTTGACCATCTTCACGGCCTTGTTGACGGCGGCCAGCGCCTCCATTGGGTCGATCATTATCATGGCGAGCGCCAGTTCTGCCAGGCAATACCGGCGGCTGCAATCAGGCCGCCAATCCACATCAGCGGTTTGGCGATCTTGGCGAGGAACTCGAGGAAGGCAAAGGCACCCGCCGCTGCATTGAAGGCGGCAACGACTTGAGCGGTGTTCTTTTCTACCGCTTCAACCTTTTGCTCAACCAGCAGCAACCGCTCAAAGATCTCGCGGTGGGTGACCTCGTGCTGATCCATTACGCATTACCCCCAGCAGGCGCCTCCAGCGCCTCAATGCGGGCGGTAAGCTGAGTGATGATGGCCTGCTGCTCTTGGATGGCTGCGGTCAGCGTGGCGACCAGAAAGCTGGTGTCTATGCCTTGCGGCTTGATACTGCCGTCTTCGTTGACGGCATCTTTTTCGCCAATAACGGCGCTTGGGCAGACTTCAGCCAGTTCGTGAGCGATAAAACCTTCGCCGTTGCTGTCATCAGCGTTCCACTTGTAAGTCACCGGCTTAAGTGCCTGCACTTTTGCCAGCGCCCCGGTCATAGGGGCAATGTCATGCTTGAGGCGGTAGTCGGACGATGTGCTGTAAGTGGTGGCAGAGCTTGAAACTGAAATAGAGCCGACAGTCGTGCCACTGCTGTTTTCATAAACATCAGGATAGTAGGTGGCGTTACTTGTCGGCTTAAGGCGACGACCGACCTCAGTCCCTCCAGGTGTTACGCTGACTGATACGCGAGCGCTGGCAAGTGCGGTAGTGGTTGCAATCTGAATGTTCCCGCTGCTGTCGATGCGGACGCGTTCTAGCGGTGTTGGAGTTGCCGAACCAGTCGATGTATAAAAGGCAAGAGCCGATCCATAGCTTCCTGTGTCATCACGCGCCAGAATTCCGCTGCCCCAATAACCATTAGTATGCTCGTGCATGGCAAACCCAATGCCAGCATATTGTTGGCTGCCACCGCCAAACCCTTTTGCATAGACTTGAATAGAGCCAGTAACGCTGGGAGCAGTTGCTCCATTATTCTGGACTGAATTAAACCTAAATTGCGGCGAACTTGTCCCGATGCCCACGTTGCCCGAGCTATCCGTCCTCACCCGCTCCGTGCCACCAGTAGCAATAGCCACCGTGTCAGCAGCGGGGAAGAAGACGCCGGTGTTGGTGTCGCCGGTGTGTGCAATTGTTGGAGCCGCAGCGGAACCATCCGCAGCGGTAAGCGTACCGCTGATAACTGCAGTGCCACCCACAGCCAGCGTCTTACCAGAGCCAACGTTCAGACCAACAGAGGTGCCGGTTCCGTTTGCAGCAAAGACTGCATCCACCGAATCAAGGTCACTGTTAATCTTCGTGCCCCAGGTATCGGTAGAGGCGCCAACCTCGGGTTTGGTCAGAAGCAGGTTGGTTGTAGTCGTATCAGCCATTTAGCACCTCATGCAGCAAGCTGCCAAGTTTCGGAGTTCTCAGGAATAGGCGTCCAGCTTTCAGGGGTATCGCTTTGCGCGGCCCAACTGGTTGAAGCGCCGGAAACCGCAGTCCAGACCTCGCCCTGGTCTGGGATGCTTGTCCATGTCTCTGGCGTGTCAGATTCTGTCGTCCATTTTAGGACACCACTGACCGTCATGCCAGAGGCAGATTCAATCTGTATCAATCCCGGCTGGACCCGCACGCCATTGATGGCGACCGAGGACTCGGCAGCAATCGTGACGGACTGATTGACGATCACGCTCGTGCTGACTGTCATGTCAGCCCAGGCGTCAATCACGATGCTAATAAACGGGACGCGGATCGCGCTCACCGTCATGGCGCTCTGCCCACTAGAGGCAAACGAGCCAATGGCGTATCTCAGGGCCGAGGCGCTAACAGACGAGGCGCCAGCCGAGGTAAAGGCGCCAATGGCGTAACGTACCGCCGAGACGCTCACCGCAGAACTGGAGGCCGCCGTAAAGGCGCCAATAGCCACGCGCTCGGCAGAGGCCGAGACAGATGAGGAAGCGGAAACAGTAAAAGAGGCGCTCTTTACGACATTGGCCGCAACAGCGGCGCTCGAGGCCGCTGCGCTCGTGAAGGCGCCAAACGCATAACGGACGGCCGAAAAGGCCGCCGTCGATGATGCGGTGACTGTTACGGCTGCGAGCGATACTCCGTAGGAGTAATTGCCCTGGCCGTATGGCCCGGAGCCGTAAGCAGCCATTTGCGGATTACGTCAAAGTGACGTCCAGATCGCCAGCCGGAATGCGCAGGACGTCGCCGTCGTTGATCGTCCGCGAGGTGGTCAATGCCGCCCAAGCCAGAAGGTTGCCGCTAGTAAGTGCGTCGAAAATTCCAGCATGGGTAATCGTGCCCCAGTTACCGCCAGAGGCAGCAGCAAACTCAATGGCCGCTGCGTTGGTGGCATTTGTGGGCGAGGTGCCAGAGACCGAAATCGTGCCAGTAGAGGCTCGAGCGTAGCCA